CTTGTATAACACGGCCCGCGCACCAGGCACCAATACCAAACGTGTGACGTTCGGTTACGCGGCGGGCAATTACGGTCTTGAAAATCACGCACTGGAGGCCCTTGTCCCCGTTGAACATCAGCGTGACGCTAACATTGTACCTGGCATTGATTTAGCAACAGGTGCGGTTAATGGTGTTATGCGAATTGAATCATTAGTGCTTGAAAAACAACAAGCCGACTTAGCCCGAGATGCGTCTAAATATGATGCAGATCATAAAGTGACATTGTCAGGAACAAGTCAATGGAATGATTATGCTAACTCTGATCCAGTGGGTGATATTGATAATGCTAGAGAAGCGATTCGCTCATCTACGGGTATTTATCCCAACATAATTGAAATTCCTGCTGCAGTTTGGAAAATCATAAAACGTCATCCTAGTGTTTTAGGACTCATGGCATCAACGGAACGTGGTGTTCTTACTGCTGATGTGATGGCGGACTTACTTGAAATTGACAAAGTGATTATCGGTAAAGCCATCGCCTTCGATGATGGCGATGGGTCCATTGATATCTGGGGCAAAGATGTTGTGCTTGCTTATGTGCCAACCATTGCAACGACACTTGAAGAGCCGAGCTTTGGTTACACATACACGATGACCAACAATCCTCACGTAGAAGATCCATATTACGAACGAAATATTAAATCATGGGTTTATGGTACGCAGTATGAACGAGCACCAGTATTAACCGGTATTACTAGCGGATTTTTGATTAAAAACGCCGTTCTGTAAACCACCGTGAAGATACTGACCTAGTCACTTAACTCAAGTGACTAGGTAGTCTCCTATATAAAGGGTAACGATCATGACCAAACGCTATAACGTCCACTCGCCTATTAACCATGATGGTGAGCAATATCATCCCAATACTGAAAACAACGTTATCGAGCTAACTGATAAGCAGGCTAAACCATTGCTAGATGAATCAGTTATCGGCTTGATCAACGAAATTGATGGTTCAGAAGTACCAGGAACAATCGAACAGACAAAACCAGAAAATGAAGCAGCTGTATTGCATGCTATTCGTCGTGTTATTGAGGGTTTAGATGTCACCGATAAAACAAAATGGACGAAAGCAAACAAACCTGATGCCAATGTATTAACAGAATTACTCGGCTGGAGCGTATCAGCTGCAGAACGTGATGCTGCTACATTATTGCCAAAATCAACTTTAGACCTGTAATGAACTCCAAAGTATCTCACACATTAATAGCAGGTAATGCTGGCTCTCCTAAATTGGAAATCACCTGTGTTACCACTAGCAAGATGATGACCGAGCTTGGTCTGTTAGCGAACGAGTGAGGGTTCTCTAATGTTGTACTGCACACAACAAGACTTAATCGAACGCTTTGGAAATGATGAACTCATTTCTATTTCGGATCATGATAATACTGGTGCCATCGATGAGGCGGTTATCGGCTTGGCAATTGCTGATGCTGCAGCTGAAATTGATAGCTACGTTTCTGCCCGTTATTCATTACCACTTAATTCAATACCTGCCGTGCTAACACTGCATGCCGGCAATATTGCTCGATATCGTTTATATGACAATCGTTCACGTGATGAAGTGACTGAACGTTATAAACAAGCCATTAATTTTTTAGACAAAGTATCTAAAGGCACGGTATCACTGGGCGTAACAAGTAACCAAGAATCAGAAGTTAGCCACAAGGTCACGGCTAAACCAGGTGTTAGCAAAATAAATTGGGGTGCATTCTAATGGCCGGTACCCAGATTAGATATTCGGTTAATGATAAGGCAGCACATGCCTTATTTTCACGCCTTGCCAGTGCCGATACGTTTGCAATGTTTGATGAAATCGGTGCTTATTTAGACAGCGAAGTGGCTAACCGCTTCGCCCAAAGCATAGATTGGGAAGGCAACCCGCTTGAGCCGAGCAAACGTGCGATTGATGATGGCGGTAAAACACTGCTCGATTTTGGCCACTTGCGTGATTCTTACACGCACATTGTTTTTATTGATGGGTCTGGCGTGGAGCATGGTTCAAATGAAATTTATGCCGCTATCCATCAGTTCGGTGGTGAGACAGGACGTAACCATTCCGTTGAAATGCCAATCCGTGCCGTCATGGGTATTAATGCCAATGATGAAGACGAAATCAATCACATCGTTAAAGATCATTACGAAGCAATCATGAGGAATAGATCATGATCGTTAAAACAACCAATGACTTAATTGAGTTGGTCAAGACCAACTTCCCTAGCGGTTTATTGAAAGCGGTTGATAAGTTGCCTGGTCAAATTAACGAAGCGATGGTGACACGCTTTTTAGTGCATCAACCTGCCGTTTACTTTGCGTTCATCGGCGGTAATGGCAAAGGCGATGCTAATGAAGCACGCATAAATGCATCGTGGGGCTGTTACGTCATTACGGATGTAAAACAACATAAAAATAGCGTATCGGTTGACCAAATCATTGATGCTTTAGTGCCATTAATCCACGGTCATACGATTGATGGCGTCGGTACGTTTCGTTGCACCGCGATTAATAATTTATTTTCAAAGAAGTTTGACGAAGCAGGCGCTCAAGTACACGCCATCACCTTTGTTTTGCCTAATTTATCATTTAACTATCAACCCGATATGACCGCGCTGGGTAACTTTGTGACCTATCACGCTGAACATTCACTCGTTGCAGGTGATGACGAACCTACAGCGATAGACCATATAACTCTCGAACAATAGGACTCAAACATGGCTGAACTCAATAGAGAATTTTTAAAACCTAGCAACCCCAGCGTATTAGTGCGTAATCCTGATGGTGGCCATCTTGCCATTGACGGTCAATGGGTACCCAAAAACAGCTATTGGCATAAACGTAAAACCGATGGCGATGTCGTAATAGCTAAAGCACCTGCTAAAAACAAACTAGTTATGGAGAAAAAATAATGGGCATTTCATTTAACGATATTCCAGCAGATCTACGTTTACCAGGTTCATATATTGAATTTGATAATCGTTTAGCCGGTAACGCCGCTATCAACTTTAAAGTGGTGATTTTCGGTCAACGTTTAGCGACTGGAGTCGTAGCTTCTGATATTCCAACTCGCGTTAATACTAAAGCACAGGCCGAGGCGTTTTTTGGTCGTGGATCCATGCTGGCTGAGCAAGTCGGCGCTATCAAAAACGCTTATAGTTTCATGGAAACATGGGTTATCGCATCAGATGATGGCGTTGCTGGCGCGGCCGCAGCAACATCAGTCACCGTAACAGGTTCGGCAGTATCAGCAGGCACATTAGCGCTTTATATTGCAGGAACACGGGTAAGAATAGGCATAGCGCTCAGCGATACAGCTGACGAAATTACCAGCAAAATAGTGGCAGCAATTAATGCTGATACTAGCCTACCGGTGATTGCTGAAGTAAATGGCACAATCACAAACCAAGTTGACTTGGTCTGTAAGTGGAAAGGTGAAACCGGCAACAGTATTGATATTCGCCTGAATTATTATGATGAAAAAACACCTGAAGGTATGAGCGTTGCTATTACTGCAATGTCAGGGGGTACCGCTAATCCCGATATTACCAGTGCTATCGCATCATTAGGTGATGATTGGTACAACTGGATTGTGATGCCTTATACCGACCCGGCCAATATTGTGTTGTTAGAAAGTGAACTTATTGAACGCTGGGGACCATTACGGCAGATTGGTTGTCGTGCCTTTAGTGCGTTTCGTGGCACGCATGCACAAACTGGTAGCTTTGGTAATGGCCGTAATAATCCTCATATTAGCTATATAGGTACCAATGAAGTACCTGAGCCTCCTTATATATGGGCAGCTATTAACGCTATTATTGCGGCGAAATCACTCGCCATTGATCCAGCGCGCCCATTACAAACACTTACATTGCCAGGTCTTAAAGCGCCAGAACGTGTGAAGCGTTGGAGCGATACAGAACGTAATCAATTGTTATTTGATGGCATTGCAACCTATACCGTCGCACAAGATGGTAGCGTGCAAATTGAACGTCAAATAACGAGCTACCAAACCAATGCAGCAGGTTTGGCTGATGATAGCTATCTGGATATTAATACTCCTGAAACGCTCGAGCGATTCCGCTTTAAACAACGGGCCCTTTTTGCTCAAAAATACCCACGCCATAAATTAGCAAAAGACGATGCCAGAGTATCGGCAGGTCAAGCCATCATGCAGCCTAAAATCGCTAGGATTGAGTTACTGGGCCTTTACCGTGAAATGGAAGAGCTTGGCTGGGTTCAAGACTACGAAGGCTACAGTGAAGCACTCATCGTTGAAGTTGATGCAGATGATGGTAACCGTTTGAATGTTTATGACTCACCGCTATTAGTTGGTCAGCTTCGCGTTACTGCTATCCACAGTGAATTTCGTAAATAACATAATTAACTATCTTAAGTTAGGAGTAGCTCATGTCAGACAATTCAGGACAACTTTCAGGAAAAGTCTCCATTCGAGTCGATGGTGATTTCATCGCGACAGAAAACGAGGCCACATTAACACCTGATGGCGTAAAGCGTGATCCCATTCGTCATGGCGGTAAAACCTATTTTAGTGAGGAAGAAACGGCACCTGAGCTAGTGTGTAAGGTTTTACTCACAAAAGACGTTGATGTGATTAAGCTAAATCAAATCACTAATGCAACGGTTTTATTTGAAGCTGATACAGGCCAAAAATATTATATGCGAGGTGCATTTAGTACTGAAGTCGTGCCATTTGAAGGCAAAGGTATTGCCGAAATGAAAATGTCAGCTAATACCGTTGAAAAGGTTTAGTTATGGCTGATATGACTGTATCACTCACGCATGGCCTAAAAATTGGCGAATCGGTATTTAAAAATGCTGTGGTACGTGAAGCTACTGCTGGTGATTATTTAGAGTGTCAGGAACAAAGCGAGAAAATTGTGCTGGTTCCTGGTGCAGGTCCAAATAGTCCACCAGAACCGATGTTTATTTCTAGCCCATCATTAATGAGTAGTTTGATGTTGTGTCGCCAGGTTAAGTCCATTAATGAACATTCTGGACCACTCACACTTGATGAGTTGAAAAGTCTACACCCAGAAGATTTAAACCTGTTGATGGATGCCACTGAAACGTTGTTAAGTCCCACTATCAGTTCATTATCGTCAGAGGTATCTGTGCGGGGGCGATCTGATAGCAGTGGCAAAACTCAGTGAGATTTTGTCATTGCGCCTAATGCAGAAAATGGCCTTACAACCTAACTTTATTAGCACATTTACTCTTCGTAAATTAGTGAGATACATAACACTATGAGTGGCAATCAAATTGAAACTAGCATTATTGTCGATCTTGTCGGCAACCTTGAGCGACAGCTTAAGCGTAACACTACGGCTGTTAATAAATTCTCTCGTAATGCAGGTAGCTGCTTAGATTCAGTTGATAAAAAAGTACAAAAAACAACGTCATCATATTCAACGCTAGGAAAACGGCTAGTAGCGCTAGCTGCTGGCATGAAAGCAGTAAGAGAAGCTAAAAAGGTGATGGATTTTGATACGCGGTTGACTCGCCTTCAAACAGATAGCCGTGTGACACCTGAACAAATTAACAGCATGAAAGCCGAATTATTTAAAGTGGCCAACGATCCTAATATTCGTCTACCTAAAGAAGATATCTTGTCAGGCTTTGAAGAAACCATCGCGATGACAGGTGACTGGGAAAATGCCAAGAAAAACCTTCAAAATATGGCGCTATTCATGCAGGCCACTGCTACAGAAGGTAAAGATGCAGGCACTATGATTGGTATTGCATTTAAAAATGGTACGACGGAAGCTTCTGAAGTACTCAACTTACTTGAAATTCAATATAAGCAAAGTTTACAAGGTGCGGTGCCAATTCGTGACTTGGCGACTACAGGTAAAGGCTTAGTATCGCCGGTCACGTCTGCTGTTGGTTCAACACCTGACGTACTAACCGATGCCACTGCCGTGGCACAAATCACAATTGATGCGACTAAAAATGCAGACATGACAGCTGAAGCGGTAAAAGCGTTTATGTCGGCATTAAATAATGCAGATACTCAGAAAAAATTCAGAGGCGCTGGTGTTGAATTTCGTCAACCGAACAGCACAATGCTACGTAAACCTTCAGGATTAATCCCCGAAATTTATGATCGTGTTAAAGGCGATTTTTCTATTCTAAATAAATATTTTGGTGAATCAGGTGTAAAAGTCTTTCAAGGTTTCGCTAAGCCTGGTGGCCGTGAACGTTTAAAAGAATTCGCATCAATGACCGGTGATGGCAGTACGATTCGTAATGATGCTCGCATCAATGCACAGTCACCTAATGCCGCTTTACAAAGCATTCAGAATAAAGGCTCTCAGTTGACTGATTCGGTCATGAGTGACTCTGTTAAGGTTTTGGCAAGCAGCATTGACACTTTTCAAACAACGGATGCGGCTACAAACATAAAAGGTATTGGCTATGCCGCTCTTGCCACTGCAGGCACTCTCGCTGATAAAGCAACGGGATACAGCGCCCTAAAATATTATTTTGATAACGCCATAAAAAGCATCGTAAATTCAAACTTTGTTGAAGCAATGAGTACCGACAACACACCTGAAGGTATCGCTAAGTTTAATCGGCTAGCGGGTACAGTGGTTGAACCAAAAGCAAACGCAACACCACAACGTAGCATTATTGAATTACAAATTAAAAGCGAAGCCCCTGTCATAGTTAAATCTATCAAGAGCGATAATCTAGATCTATCCGTCGACACCGGCAAGGTGATGCCTTAATGTCCTGGCATGATCAATTACAAACTTCATCGTTTCGTGGTGTTGAATTTCTAGAAGAATCCGACGAACAGTTAGCTGGTCGCCGTGTTGAATTGCATGAGTTCCCGTTGCGTGATGCGGCCTACCCTGAAGACATGGGTGGTAAAGGTGACGTATTAAACATGACTGGCTATGTCGTTGGTGATGATTATATGTCGTTGCGTGATGACTTACTGGCTGCTTTAAATAAACAAGGACCAGGCACATTAATTCGCAGAAAAAAAGGCCAAATTAGAGTCCAAGCAGGTGAAGTAAGAGTCGTTGAAACAAATAGTAAAGGCGGCATGGCCACGTTTACGATGACGTTTTATGTTGCAAGTGAATTGCCTGCACCAACGGTTTCTACCAACACCAAAAAGATTGTGGCCAATAAATCGGTTGTAGCTTTAGACGTCATCCAAGAACAATTTGAACAAGATTTTAAAACGCAAAGCTTACCAGGTTGGGTAAGCGAACAAGCTCAATCAGTCGTCAATGTTCTCACCTCACAACTAGATCCATTAGGCGTATTAAATTCATCCATTAATGAATACATTGCTTTACCTTCTGATTTGTCAGGCAAGATAATTGGACTCATTTCTTCGCTGTCATCGGTGACTGAGTTTAGAAAATTATTTAGCTTTGGTGATGATTTAGCGACTGTGCCTAAAACAACGCCGAGCCGTAAACAACAAGCTAAAAATCAGGATGCCATTGCCGACTTAGTGCGAAGTACAGCTTTAGTTGAAGCCTCGCGCCAAGCCAGTGATGATGATTATGATTCAGCACAACAAGCTATTGCTACGCGTGATGAACTAGCTGATGCACTTGATGAGCAAATGCAGACTGCAGCTGATGATAGCTATAGAGCCCTGCAAGATGTAAGAGTTGCATTAGTGAATGATATGACGACACGTGCGGCGAATTTAAAACGCATTAGTCGATTTACACCACAGACTACGTTACCTGCCGTGGTGTTGGCCTATCGTCTTTATCAAGATCCACTCAAAGACAGCGACATCATTGCCAGGAATAATATTAAACATCCAGGGTTCGTGCCTGGTGGTTACCCATTGGAAGTACTCAATGCATAACGTTGTATTGCATATAGATACTAAGGACTGGTCCGGCTGGAAAGAAATTTCTATATCACGGTCAATCATGCAAGTCGCTAATGAATTTACGCTGTCACTGACCGATAAATTCACAATCGATAGTACCAAAAGAGAGATTGTTGGCGGTGATGAATGTTCAGTTAGCATCGATGGTAAAACGGTTATTACAGGCCATATTGACGATGACACGCTCTCTTATGATGAAAATAGTCACGGCATCGAAGTCAGTGGCCGTGATGCCTCTGGTGATTTGGTTGATTGTAGCGCGCCTTCCTTTCAATGGATTAACCGTAATTTACTCCAAGGTGCACAAGCATTATGTAAACCTTATGGTATTCGCGTGACCACTAATGTTGATATCGGTAAACCGTTCACAAAACTCAAATCAGATGAAGGTGAAAGCGTATTTGAGGTGATTAAAACAGCGGCGGCTATTCGTGGTGTGCTGGTGATGGCAGATGGCAAAGGCGGAATACTCATTGGTCGCGCAGGCACTAAGCGTTTATCGGGAGTATTAGAACTCGGCATTAATATTAAAAGTGGTTCAAGCCCACGCTCAATGCTTGATCGCTTTAGTGAATATACCGTCAAAGGACAAACTGCTGAATCATTTCTCAGTGATACTACTTCTGTCTCATACACCGCTAAAGATAAAAGCATTAAACGATATCGCCCTAAAATAATTCTGGCTGATGATGCGGTTGATATTGCGAGTTGCAAAACCTTAGCGGTTTGGCACCGTAATGTAGCCGCGGCCAAAAGTAAGCCGGTCAATTATGTCGTTCAGGGCTGGTACTTAAACGACCAGTTGATTGAGCCTGATTATTTAGTTCACGTTAAAGATCACTTCTTGAAAATTAACCATGACTTGCTGATTACGGCGGTCAATTACATTGTTGATGATCAAGGTTTACGGGCTGAATTATCACTATCAGAACCTGAAGCACTGACACTCACTGAGCTACCAGAGCCTAGCGACGATGATGAGGATACATTGTGAGAGGTTTACAAAAACTATTAGCCCCTTTCAAGCGTGGCCTTCAGCAAATGGTTCGCGTGGCCAATGTGATCAAAGTCAATGATGCTAGCCCTATTCAAATGATCCAAGTTGAAACGCTATCGGGTGAAATAATCGAAGTCCCACGTATTCAAGACTATGGCATTACCTCAGTTCCGTTACCTGGTGCAAAAGGTGTGGCGGTTGCTGTTGGTGGCAATACTAATGGTTATGTATGCATTAAAGCTGATGACAAAAATCATCGTTTAGTCGGCTTAAAAGCGGGTGAAGTCGCCATTTATGACCATCAAGGCCAGATGGTTTATTTAAAAGAAAATGGCAGCATGCACATTGTGTCCCTCACGCAAATAACAGCAACGGTTCCCTTATTTCGTATTGAGGGAAACCTAGATGTCACAGGCGAAATAAAAGACCGTGCTGATACTACTGGTCAAAGCATGTCTGGCATGCGAACAGCTTATAACGACCATGATCATGACGGTGATAGTGGTGGTATTACCGGCACACCTAACCAAGGGATGACGCCATGAGTGCCAATGATTTTGTAATTAAGATGGTGGCCGGTGCTGATGGTATTCCACAATTTCATCTATCACTTGACCCAGTTGATTCTACACCTGAAGCAGTGCTTGAAACGGCAATAATCATTTCTTTATTTACCGACAGACTCGCAGATGAAGACGATGTTATCCCCGATGGTACCAACGACCGTCGCGGCTATTGGGGTGATGGATTATCGCTCATCAACGCTGACAAAATTGGCTCACGTTTATGGTTGTTATCACGTGAAAAACAACTAACAAACGTATTACGACGTGCTGAAGAATATGCCGATGAAGCATTAAGTTGGTTGCTCGATGACGGCGTGGCCAAAGCCGTAATGGTTACCGCCACCAATCCTCGTGATGGTTGGTTAAATCTCGACATCGATATCGTCAATCCTGACAGCACTACACTTCGTTTTTCTTATATTTGGAGAGCTTTAAATGGCGTTTAATCGACCATCACTACGTGAAATTAACGAACGCATTGCCGGCGATATTGAAACACGACTACCCTCCAGTGAGCCACGCTTACGGCGTTCACTATTTGCCGTGCTAGGCCAAAACATGGCGGGCGTATCGCATGGCTTGCATGGCCATCTTGAATACAACTCAAAACAAATTTTGCCGAGTACTGCGGATGCTGATCACTTACCACTCCATACCGGTATCTGGAACGTACCCGCTAAAAATGCTGAATATGCGATCGGTAATATTCTTGTCACCGGTGCTGGCATCGTACCTGAAGGCGCGATCTATCAACGTGGTGATGGCATTGAATATTCAGCTAATGCCGAAACGATCATTACTGGCTCTGTAAGTGTTGCCGTTACAGCCATCGAAGCTGGTGCAGCTGGTAACGCTATTGCCGGTGTGACATTAACGAGTGTTGAAACACTTGCTGGTTTAAATAGTCAGGCTTTAGTTGATAGTAATGGCCTAACAAATGGTTCAAATGATGAGTCAACTGAAAGTAACCGAGACAGATTAGAAGCGCGCATTCAAAACCCACCAATGGGTGGCGCTAAGCATGATTATGTGAGATGGGCATTAGAAGTACCAGGCGTTACCCGTGCATGGTGTTATTCAAATGAAATGGGGATTGGTACTACTACTGTGCGTTTTGTACGTGATGACGATACAAGTCTAATTCCTGATTCAGCTGAAGAACTCGCGGTTTATGACTATATCGATGCCAAACGTCAAACAGGCATGAAAGGCCTTTATGTTGTTGGGCCTGTGGCCGTTGCGCTGGATTTAACCATTGCATTAACGCCGAACAATTTAACCGTTCAAGCTGCGGTTCAAGCAGAACTTGATGACTTATTACGTCGTGAATCACTGCCAGAAGACGGTAATGGTAGCGGGAAGATTCTGTTAAGTCATCTACGTGAAGCTATCAGTGTTGCTGCAGGCGAAACTGATCATACTTTAATAAGCCCATCAGCAGATGTAACCCACTCAATCGGTGAAATGGCCGTAATGGGAACAATCACATGGGTATGACCGCTGACCAATATTTCAGCCAGCAAGTAGCCTTGTTACCACGTGGCATCTTGTGGGATAGCTTAGTCGAACATGAACTAGGCGAATTACTACGCGCCCAAGCCAAAGAATATGCACGTATTGATGCTAGAACCGATGACTTACTTAAAGAAGCCGATCCGCGAAAAACTTATGAGATGTTAATTGATTGGGAAACTGACTTTGGCTTACCAGAAAAATGTACTGATGAAGCCCTTACGCTCGAACAACGCAACAAGGTTTTACACGCCAAAGTCACGAATTTAGGTGGCCAATCTCGTCAATTCTTTATCGACTTGGCTAAAGGTCTTGGCTATGACATCACCATTACCGAATTTTCTATTTTTAATTTTGAAAGCAGTTTTGAAGACCCCATGACCGATGAAAATTGGTTATTTGTATGGCGAGTCAATGCGCCTGAAGAAACTATTAACTACATGACGGTTGAGAGCGGATTAGATGAACCCTATGCAACATGGGGTAATGAGCGGCTCGAATGCTCAATTAATCGCTTAAAACCAGACCACACCACTGTTCTATTCGCATACGGAGAATAATATGGAACCTCGTAATTTACGCTCGGGCGCAAGTGATACACCTCCCGTTAAACTAGTCAGTCCGTCGGTTGGCTATCCTAGTCCAGGCAATCCAGCAACGGGTACGCCCGCAGCAGTTGGCGGTGCATTTTGGAATTATGCACTTTCTGAAGAAATGCGAAACGTTATTGTTGGGGCAGGATTAACGCCTAACGATGATGAGTTAGATCAGTTTTGGCAGGCGATTCAAGCATTACTTGTGCCAGGTCCTGTAGGTTCATTGCTAATCATGGATGGTGATGTGATGCCTAATGGCTATTTGGAGCGTGATGGTGCCGCACTATCTCGCGAAGACTATGCTGACTTATGGGCTTATGCACAAACAGTTAGCAATTTTACTATTCAATCCAATAAAACAGCCAGTTATAACACTTATGCAGGCTATTACGGTGATGGTGATGGCTCGACTACTTTTACAATACCTGATATGCGAGGCGAGTTTATTCGGGGATTTGATAGTGGCAGAGGTATTGATGTCGGGCGTGCTATAGCTTCTTTACAGCTTGATGAATTTAAAAATCATATTCATCCATATCAGAGAGCAACTATCCAGGGCAACACTGGAGCCTCGGGTATTGTCGCTGATAATGGGAACTACACAGGTCAGACCGCCAATTTTACGTCTTACATAAATTCAGCAGGTGGCATAGAAACTAGACCACGCAACATCGCAATGATGTTCTGCGTTAAATATTAGGAGCTTACATGAATATCTATCATTATCATCCTGTAACTTGCGAATACATTAATACAGGCAATGTAAAACTTGATCCGATTGGCAAAAAACCGCTTATTCCTGCTAATGCAACACTGACCCAGCCTCCTGAAGTTAACATAAATCAGGTGCCTTTATTTGTTAATGGTAATTGGATAGTTGCTACTGATTACAGAGGATACGTCGGTTACGATGTCGTAGGTGCTATGCATGAAATAACTGAAATTGCTACTGAGCCAGATAGTACTTGGACAACTACACCGCCTTTTATTTTATCTGATGCACAAGCAATAAAAATAGCTGAAATTAATGCAGCGACACGCTTAACAATTGTCAGTGGCTTCACGTCTGATGCACTAGGAACGACCCATCTTTATCAGTCAGAACAAGAAGACCAGCTGAACCTTGCTGGCATAGCAGGTAATGGCCAAGACCGCGTATTTAAATGTAGTTCAGATGACGGTGTTACCTGGTCTTATCAAATGCATACTGCTGCGCAATTAAATCAAGTCGCGAGTGATGGCATTGACTTTAAAACCGCCGCATTAGTGGCTGGTGAATCAGCAAAGAACCAGGTTAGAGCCTTGACTGATACAGCGACTCAAGAAACTATCGATGCAATTGAGGTGGTTTACTAATGCTTATATTCAATAGGGTTAGAGGTATGTTTTCTTGGGCATCATGGCCAATTGGCATTACATACGGCTTTATCATTTATCTGATATTTGGCAATCCATACGTCGGCTTATTCTGTGCCGTGGGTTATATCGTTGGCGAGTTATTTGGCATAGGTGATTGGATTGGTCGCATTATTCACCCGAACCAACCACTCAACATGAATGATATCGAAGGCAGAAAGAACGGCATCTATTGGCTAGTATCAAAATTCGCTGACCGTGGCACTGTTTTATATGCCTATATCGCACTAACATTACGCGGTGTTTGGTGGTGATTGCCAGCATTATTGCCGTTGTATTTGTATGTCGGAATTGCGCCCGTTTTAATAGTCGTTACTACTTTGGCAATTGCCTTTCCATTCAGTGTGGTGGTGGCAAAAGAATGCGATTTCCACATTGATTTTCTCGACGTTCATACACCGTGGGGACGTGCAGAAGTCATTTATGGTGGTGTGATGGATATTGTTATTCCGTTACTAATAGTCACTGCACTATATATATAAGAACAAAGGAAAAGGAAGCGACCAGACAGATGCTTCAACATCAATCTGGACACTAACTCACAGCAACATTAAGACACTGTGTGAGCCAGCCAAGGCCTCCCTGCCGTGTACACAGCAGGGAAAGCCTAGCATATTTTAAGAGGCTTACATAATGAATGAAATTAGATGCAGAAGTTGCAATCGTCTACTAGCGAAAGCAAAGTACCAACAAATAGAAATCAAGTGTCCTCGATGTAAGACACTTAATATTAAGAAGGCCAATGAGCCTCTAACCAAAGCACACATAAGTGCAAAAGTTGAGGCAGAAAATGGCAAAACCAATCGTACCGTGGATGGGTGGTAAAACCCGTCTAGCAAAAGAAATCCTTCCACTCTTCCCAGAACACCAATGCTATGTAGAACCCTTCGCCGGTGGCGC